GAGTCGTAAACGAGAAAAATACGGCGTGGAGCTTGCCTTTCTCGTTCGCCTGTCTCTTGACCATTGGAACGGCATCCACGTTGGTCAATTGGTCGCCCTTGTAAGTCGTAGTCATTCTTTATACCCCCATTAAAATTTTTTATTAAACTTGCGGGGCTAGAGCCTTTAGGGCCGGTCGCCCCGCATTAATTATTCGCTCATTATGGCGCCGGACTGTTATCACAATCCACAGTCACAACCCCGACCTCTTCGATTCTTGTTCCGTCCATATCCATTTCAACATACAACTGCTTATTGAAATTCTTGTCAGGGCGGGTAGCAATCTCAAACTTATCCATAAGCCCGATAGCCAACCCGATAGACGGCCCATAAAACGCTATACAAGTCGTGACGTCGGTCGATTGGTTGTATGGCAGCCCGTGATAATTGTCACCAGATGCCGTACCTGCTGTCGGGGCAGCCTTCCTGGGTTCAATACGAACAAACGTAAATCCCAAGAACTCGTTGATTATGCCCCGTTGCAATGCCTGCAATGTGCTATAATCAGAGGATGTAAGCTTTGTGTCGGTAAGCAATTCAGCAAGCTGCCTTGCACTGAAAGTAAACACACGCTTATTTCCACCGCCACCCTCAGCATCAGCTTCGCCGCCATCACCGCCGACCTCGTTTGAATCAAAAAGCTCTTTAGTGTCCAGCAACTTCTGGAATGTCAAACCCTGTCCGCTTGCCACAATCTTCTGTGCGGCTGGAAGCACTATAGCCGTGTCTCCCTTTTCGCCGCCATAAGACGTACCAATCGCAGCATCAATGATAATGCCGTCCTTCTCACGACCCACAGCACTTGCCGCACTCTGTGAATAAGCGGATGTCGGGTCAATCAACATCCGCAATTCATCGTTTTTGTCTATCATGTCACCCCAATTCCTTGGCTGCATAGTAACCATGCGCCTTGAATGCGGGGTATTCATAATAGGCGTGTCGTCATGCCTCGTGGTAATTTTCTGCATCCTGGACGTTCCAATTCTATCGAAGAACTCAGATTTCCCCTTTACATTGTCTTTCAGCTGGACATACTGCCACAGCCTAGACCGCTTCTGTTGGGCTAAATGTATTACATTTGCCCTGTACTGCTGTACAAATGATTGTTCGACTGTATTATCAGCCATGATATAAATCCCCCTTAAATGTTTATTTTAATCCACACAATCGGTATGGCTACCTGCCTTCGCAGACCATTCCTGATTTAAGGTCTCTCGACCACTTAGTCTACTACCCCCTTTAGACTTAGGGATAGACTATGTAATTCTTTGCAATAATCAAGATAATCAGCAGCGTTTCTTAGAAAGTTGGGATTATCGTTCATTAACCCCAGCACCGTATTGCATTTACTACACAACAAGCCTCTTACTTTTCCTGAATTATGGCAATGGTCTACACACAAGACTTCGGAGGTTTTCTTTCTAGGCGTAAAGCTTGAATCTTTTAAGCTTCCACAAATCGGACACATTCCCCATTGCTCGCTATACATTTCTTCGTAACGCTCAATAGTAATGCCATAGTTTTTAATAAAGCGTGATTTCTTTTTTCGAGCGTTAATTTTCTCACGATTTACTGTATAACGCTTTCGCTTTTGAGCTTTATTTTTATCACGATTTGCTGCATAATACGCACGCTGTCTGGCGTTATATTTTTCAGGATTTGCTGCCCGCCACGCCCTTTCCCTTTCAATGTTCCGTTTTTTCCTCTCTTGTTCCGTTATAGCCACACTATGCTCCCTCTTCTACCATCATCTGCCTTAGCTCTAATATCCTATCCACCGCTGCATTGTGTCCAGGATTTCTTTGGTTGTGATATGCAGCACTGAAAGCCTTATCAGCCATCAATTTGTTTATTTCGGCCTGAGCTTGCGCCGCAGTTGCTATCCCACCGCCTTCGCCAGTTCCCTTCCCGCCCTCGTTGTCTTCCATGAGTCCCTCTGTCATATCAAAGAAAAATTTAACAAATGCCGGATGGCTTCCCAAGTTATTCTTTTCGAGCATTTGCACCAACCCAGGATAACTTGCCTCGTATTCATCGACCACACGCTTTACCTGTGCAACCCGTGTATCAAAGTTAGTTCCCCAATCCTTTTTAAGCTGAGCCAAACCATCAGACATAGCCTTCGCACTTTGGGCAATATCGGCGGTAGCAGCTTCCGTTTGCCATTTAATGAGAGCGTTCACTTGCTTGTTGTTCAGACCCAGCTTATGCCCTACTTCCAGAAATGATTTTTCCAGAACTTCACTATATCCTATGTCGGCGGCATTAGCAGGGCGTTCAACCTTGTATCCATCAACCTTTTCAGGTCTTCCAAGCTTAGAATATACCTCACCCCACGCCTTCTCATCAGCATCGTCTTTAGGAACGGGAATACGTCCCCCTATCAACTTCTGAGCGTTTACTGCCTGCACTGCAAGCTCAGTAAACGATTTCGTATTTTTAATAAAATCAGTATCTTTTATATCTTGCGGCAACAACTCCTTCCACTTTACCGCAATATCTTCATTAGACGGCTGAGCCGCCGGAGTACCAGTGCCAGCAGGCGGTTTATCACCAGCAGTGCCAGCAGGCGGTTGCGCTTCTCCCGCCCCACCCTTTATACCACCATGCCTTTGTATCCATTCCAAAATCTGTAATCTTTTACTATCCATTTTTCCCCTCCGTCACAAAAATGTTATATTCTGTACTACCTTACACGGTAGCATACAGTTGCAACACAAGTATGTCAAGACAAAATAAATATTTTTCTAATCAACTTCCGAAACAATATTGTCTTCATTGTCTTTCGCTTTTCTTTTCGTCTTGCTTTCTAAAATCATATATTCTACATCACTTAACATTTTAGCTGTAATTCTTGGGTCGGCGGCCCGCATACTGTCAATCAGATTAATAACCACCGCCCGCTTTCCCTCATTATATGCGGTTTCTTCGGCTTTCCCGTTCACAAACGAGGAAGGATGATAATATGATGTTATTAAATATTTGAGTCCTATCATCCCCAGCTTACTATTAAAAACATTAATTAAGTCAAATCCGTCTATGTCTTTCATTGCATTCCACCCCCTCTCAAACTTGTCATTGCTTTGGCGACATTTGGGAAGGCTTTCGCACCTTCCACTAAGTCAACCTTGTTTTGTTCTTGCGCTTTTGCGTCCGCACGTTTTTGTCTGATGTCCTCAATTTTGCGAATACTGTTAATGTATTTCTCAGGCACTCCCAGCATCTTGGCTGCCCCTACTGTGACTGCATCGGTGTCAACAGCATCTATAACCTCTGGATTGACTCCCGCAATGGTTGCAACCACTTCCAGCCACGCATTAACTGCCTGCAATTCTGCTTGTCTTTGTGCTTTAGCGAGAGGGCCGACATATTTGACGTTAACATTAGCACCCCTGATAGATTCAGGTATAGGCTTGAACGCTCCCGCCCGCAACATTATTCCAAATATTCTTTCTGTCGCTGGCTCATACAACTCATTTCCAAGGCGACCGAATACCGGCCCCAAGAGTCTCTGCATCAACTCGAACGTAATGTTTGATTCAGTTGCAGTCATTTGCGCTTTCTTCTGTATCTGTAACTGGTCGGTATAGTAAATTTCCTTAATTGCCGTTCTCAGTTCCTCTATCTTAATTTGGCTGGCATCATACCTTGCCTGAGAAAGCAATGGTTTTATTTTATCAATCAAATCTGCACGTATGATATTTTGTGCGCCTGGTGTCAGTTTTAATTTACCGACACCTTCTGGCGTTGCGCTGGGCGGGTCTATATCTTTTGCCAGTGCTTTCAATCCGTGCATCTTCACCCTATTCAGGGTCTTGATGTCTGCAAGCGCATTCCATGACGGAGAGCGACCGTACATCTCTTTTGAGTATTTTTGCCAGCGTGGAACAACGCACGGGAATTCATGGTATCCAGCCTTGCGAATCATTTCACACTCGTTGAGTGTTGCGGTAATAGATGCAAAACCGAATTTATCCGGTATCTTTCCATCGAATTCATCTCTAGGAATTATTGCGTGAATATAATCAATCTTTTGACTTGGATTTTTCATATAATTAGTAAGTGCTTCCTTGCCCGCAAGCTCACCAAATCTTTTATATGCCTGTCTGGCAGTATATGTTATTTTGCGTATTATTGTATTGACAAGACCTTCCCCGTCCTCATCCAACACATATTCGTCTATAGCAAATGTCTTAAATCTCAAGCCATTGAATTTCTTTTGCTTTAAGATTTTTTCTTCAATTAATATGCAAGCAGTACCAAGGCTTGTAAGGTCGAGAAATCCTTCGTGAGATTCTGTCTGGAAATTAGATTTAGTTAAAGCTTTATACATTCTCACAACAGCATCATCCAGCCACTCCCTACCTTCTTCATCATCGTTAAGTTCTTCTTCTTCAAAATCTAGTCCGAACCATGCCGTGCTGAATGCGCCTTGCAGGCTTGATGCCAGCATATCGTTGGCGTGTATCGCCGTGCTATCATACAATACCGGAGTATTTTTACTGCCAGGAGAACGCCTTCCAAGTATCATGTTTTTGCGTGGCATTACAAAATCAGCAATTTCCTGCCATGTACTCAAAAAAACACTTCTATCAGAATTCAAAGAATTATAACGCAATACAACGGCTTCCGCAGCCCTGCTTTTTGCCATGACATATCTCCTTATTATCCTAACTGTTGGTCTTCCCCGCCCAGCCCAAGCGGACTTGTCAATATAGTGCGGGCCCCCGCCTGTCTTTGTATGCGCTCAGCCCCCTCTGCTTTTCTCTCTGTTTTTTTCTTTGCAAGTTTTTTTGCACGTTCCTCTGCAAGCCTTTTCTTTTCTTCCTCTGCGCTGCTTGCAACGCCGCCACCGCCACCAAATATACTCATAATTATTCTCCTGTAAAATATTATATTATCCTAGTGTCTGGCCTTGCAGCCCTGCAAGCCCCATCGAGCTAGTCAGTATAGTTCCCCGGAAGCCTGGTCGATTCTTTGACAGCAATCCTTCGCTGGCTTTGGCTGCCCTGTCCTTTTCCCTTTTCGCTTTACGTCTTGCCTTTTCAGCTTCCGTCGGCCCTTCGGCTACGGATGCACTTGGTCTTTTTGACGACATATTAACCTCTAAGATATTTAATTGCATTAATGAGATAGGCTACATTATCTTCAAACACACCCAAAACTTTATTACATTTACTACAAAGCAATCCCCGCACCTTGTTTGTTTTGTGGCAATGGTCTACATGTAATATTTCAAATCTAGTCGCATATTTATCTGTAGCTGATTTTTTATTTTCGCCACAAATAAGACAAACTCCAGATTGCGAAATATACATTGCCGAATATTGTTCTAAAGTTATATTATATTTTCTGGACAATTCCCACTGCCTTCTTTTGTCTTTGTTCTCGATTCGGTAAATCTTTCTTTTGATTTTCAATTTTTCTTTGTTTTTAATTTGATAATTTTTTTGGTATTTTTTTTGTTTTCTCCTTGCCTTCTCCATAATTTTCTATCCCTCTGGAATGTTTTCGTATGGATTAAAGTCGATGTCCGACTGAATAACAAGTTGCTGTTGTTTGTCACGGCGCGGTGCGGCAAATCTTAGCATTTGGGTGGCATATCTGGTTGCGCTCATTATATCCTCTTTCACCCTAACGACCTTGCCGTCCTTTCTGTGATACATGCGCTTCTCTTCAAACCAATCCCTGCAAGTGCTGAACACCTTAAACCTGCCTGTTTCCATGCGTGTAAGCATTGATATGAGTCCGGCATCCACGCTTATACCGCCCTCTCCCTCATCCTTTCCAAGTGGTGGCGGATTAGAAAAATGCGTGTGGTGCATATTGCATCCCAAATCTCTGTATTGCTGGGCAACCGTCTCCCCCGTGTTTCTGTCCCCCTTTTCTCCATCGTGGGGATACATAATCGGAATATCATCTCCATGAGCCTTAAAGTTGGCAGCGTGTACTGGCGGGGTCTTTCCTTGCGCTCTATAGCAATCATACACGTATACAATGTCGCTATCTGGATTATGGGCAATCCACGCTCCGGCGGTATAGTGATTCCACGCCCCAATGTCCATTCCTGCTATATGCCTATACCATCGAGGTATGGAAAATGGTGTTATCTCTATATCTGCATCCGCAATGGGGAATACCAGCCCGCTTCCAATTACAGGAATACCTCTCGACCTCATATCCCTTTCGTGTTCAGGCAGGGCTTCGAGTATCTGTTTGCGTCTTTCCAGTGTGAGATGTGGCGCATCATCCCATGTCGCATTAATAAGGAACTGTCCTGCCGCCAGCCTATTCATAAACTGGTCAACAACCAGCGTAACGCCCTCTTCCGGCGTGAACGACATATATAGTATGCCTTCATTATCCACCTGCCTTATCATGGCTTGCGTCATAATGTTTTGTGGCGGTTCTTCATCCAACCATATCACATCCACGCTTTCAGACGTGAATATCTTATATCCAGCCTCATAAGCCTTGAGAGCGCACACAGACCAACCATCAAATATCCCGTCCGTATGATGCCTAACCAGCACCGCCTGCCACGCATTCGGCACATTTGGCTTACGCACCTTTTTGTCGTCCGTGTCCCCCAGGCAACTCAGCGGCACAAAGCCAGTCCCCCACGCATCTGGATTGATGGGGTCGCCAAACAATTTCTTCTGCACGGTATCCCTTGTCTTTTCATTCGTAGCACCGCACACCCATGCAAGGATAGGCTTCCTAAATCTCTTCCCCTTCCACCATTCAGGATAATTGCCGGTCAGATGGTAGGTCGTCTCAGCCGCAGCACTCTCTGTCTTGCCCACCCTGTTGGCAGCCATAAGCAATCTCTGGCTGGCCCACTCACCCGCATCGTGAAACTTAATCTGAAATGGATATGGCCTGTATTCCTGTATCCGGCGTGTCTTCTCCCGAAACTCCATCTCTTTTAAGATGTCACGGTATCGCAGTAATTCACTACGATTCATTTTGGTTATGTCCGGCTGTGTTGCGACCATCAAGCTCCCTCCTGCGCTCCCAAATCTCCCGCCGCCACAACGGCTTCTTGTCTGAATTCAACATCCATCACCTTCCTCCCTAGTTTTTCCTGTAATAGCCTAACCTCTTTAAGTAGTTCTTCATCGGACGTGTTATGTATTGTACTATCAATCTTGAGGTTCTGCTGAGCCTTACCGAACGCCCTATCAGTCAAATACTCACACGCCCATATCTTTGCCTTGATGTCTATCACACACCCGCCATACTCATAACCTTCCGCCTTAAGCACCCCCCACGCAAACAATACCAAGTCCAACCCGTCATCAGTAAACTTTTTTATGTATTCCACAAATTCCTGTTTTTCTGTTACCCTCGCATTCTTTGTTAAAAATGCCTTCCTTGCCCTATACACTTCGTCTTCTGATTTTAATTTATTTATCACCTCAGCTATAGGCAATGGCTTCATGGGCGGAATAATCGCAGGCGAATCTTCCGGCGGCCATGTATCGTCAGACGGCGATGCCTGGGCAGCTTCATACTCAGCATCCATGTCACGCTTCTTGGGCTTTAGATTTGGATTTTTAGCACCAAGTTTACTTAGTCTTTTTTTCGCATCTAAGTTCATACCGCATATGGTACATAACTATACCAAGTATGTCAAGCTTATTTTTTATATTAAAATATTATATTTCGTTTGATTGCCTACGGCCTGGCTGTAGCACTGGGGTATGCCTGGTTTTGATTTGGGCCCCGCTCTGTATGTAGGATATGCGATAAAAAACCGAAATCGCACTTTGGGGGGTAGGGGTCTCTGAGACTCAGTCTCAATTGCGCTGAGACTGAGTCTCAATTGCAATTACAAACTTTTACACTATGTAGAGTGGGGAGACGTCAACATTGCCTGTGTTTTTATGCAATACAGCGCAATTACCCACAACGCCAGCATATAAGCACTACACAAGGCGTTCGGAAACATACCACAATGTAACGTAATACATATTATCAGACGTTGTGTTTTACGTTA